CACTTGTTGCTGATTATGTTTCCAGAAACATTCAAAAGCAGATGCCTCAGAACTTAATAATACGGCTAAACATAATACCGAAAGACTTATTAATTTCTTCATTTTTCAACCCTGACTATTAATTTGAACAGAGCTATTCTTACGAGGACGACCACGATCCTTCTTCAGATTAAGCTTGCGGCGTTGTCTTCGAATCATAGCGGTAGTAACTTCCTGACCAACCATCTGAGACAATTCCTTAGCCAAAGTCTCATCATTCATGATTCTGTGATTATTATTGATAAAATCAGTTTCAGTATTTGTCCACTTTTTATAATTAGCCATATTTCCCGTTCCTTTTTGTAAATAGTAATCATTACTCTTTAGCCAAATATTGACTAAAAATTCGCCAACCTTATTATATTAAGTATTGGTCAGTTTCACGCAAGGAGAAAGAAATGAGTATTCACGATTTAAATTTGGCCAACTCCACGCTAACTGTTAAGTCATCAGGATCCATAGAGGATTTCCTCAATGACCTTAAATTGCCCCAGGGTAAGAGTATAGCCGAATTACTACATGATAATATGGAACCTAATGGTACAGAAAAAAAAGAATAGTAAAATATCGATCAAAAAGAATATTAAAAAACCAAAACCCAAGACTATAATTCCAGAGCACTCATTGCCCAATGGAGTTACTGAAGAACAATTTTTAACAGTTTTAGATAATATAGCACGAAGACTTGGTCATCGTTTTCGATTTGGATATCACGACTTTGATGATATGAAACAACAAGCAGCCATTTTTGCCATAGAAGGTTTAGAAAAATATGATAATAGTCGCCCACTAGAAAATTTCCTTTGGACTCATGTTCGTAATCGTCTCTTTAATTACAAACGAAACAATTACCAAAGGCCCGATAAACCCTGCTTAACATGCCCTTTGTTCGATAAAGCATATAAATGTTCTCAAAATCAATGCTCTAAATATACTGATAAAGATGAATGTGAATTATATAGCTCATGGAATAATCGAAATGCTGCTAAGAAGAATATTATGCAGCCAACCCACATTGAACATGAAATTCATTCTCATCATTTAGCTAACGACGACTTTACCAATTTGGTTCAAAATCAAGAGATTATAAAATTCCTTGACGCTAATATTAAAAATGAATTTAGAGAAACCTATCTAAAACTAAAACATGGAACTAAAATTTCCAAACAGTATCTGGTCAAACTTCAAAAGCACATATTAGAACTAATGGAGAATTCAGAATGGCACCAGACAATCCGCCAAGAAAAAGAGGACAGCTAAGTTTAGCTGAAGAACAATTTATAAGAGATAATTTTGAATCTATGAAAATAGAAGAAATTGCAGAATCTCTTAATAGAAATGCTGCTCCTATCAAAAGATATATTACTGAAAATCAATTAGTGGTTTCAGATGACGAAAAAAGTAATGTTGAATCTTTAAAACAAAAACTACATACTAAAACCTTCTGGAATGAGATTAAAAGACAGTTCGACGACTCTACGGGCGAACTTCAGTATTTTGAAGATACGTGGGTAGGGTTAATTAAGCAGTTTCGTGAAGATGTTTTGCCAGCCGAAGAACTTCAAATCAAACAATTTATCACCATAGATATTCTTATCAATCGCAGCATGAAAGAACGCAAACGACATATTGCCGAAACTGACAAGCTACAACGTCTTGTTGATAAAGAATACTCAAAAGACGAAATTGATAGAGATATTCCAAGACTGGCCAATCTTGAAACTCAATTAAGTTTTGCTCGAAATAGTATTGCTAATTATACAAATGAATATACTAAGCTACTTAATGAGCAACAAAAAATAAGTAAAGATTTAAAAGCTACCAGAGAGCAAAGAATCAAAAGAATCGAGGACGGTAAAAGCTCCTGGTCGGGCCTTATACGAATGTTAGAAGATGAAGAAATCAGGGAAAAAGAAGGACGCGAGATGGAAATATTGGCTCTTGCAACCGCAAAATACAAAGAAAAATTAGAGCAATATCATTCATACGAAGATAGAAAAATCGATAGACCCATACTAACTCCAGAAAGCGTTTTAAAAGACGAGGATAATAACGAATAAAAATGAAGGAGAAAATTTATGAAAAATTCATACGAAATAGATGGATGGTTTGACTATAGCGATACGTTAGACTTTCTTATAGATACAATCCCTGATGGAGGTTCTTTTTTAGAAGGTGGGGCTTGGCTGGGTAAAAGTTCTTCGTACTTATGCGATAAGATTCAATCACTAACTAAAAATATTAATGTTTTTATTGTAGACTCATGGAAAGGATCAAAAAACGAACTAACTAACGCTCACGAGCTAGCTACAAGAACAGATATATATGATATCTTTTTAGAAAATATGGGCGACAGAAAATTTACTGCAATAAGAAAATTGTCAGTGGAAGCAGCCAAAGATTTTAAAGATGAATCTTTGGATGTAGTATTTATTGATATGTCTCATGAATACGAAGATGTTAAGGAGGATATAGAAACATGGTATCCTAAAGTTAAATTAAATGGTTACATTGCTGGACATGATTATAATTGGTCTGGTGTTAATCAGGCAGTAGATGAGAAATTTTCTAAGAATAAACAAATACAGGGAATATGTTGGGTTGTGCAAAAAACACGAGGTGTTAAATGAATAAAACAGCTATTATCACAGGAATAACAGGACAAGATGGATCTTATTTAGCAGAATACTTATTGAGTAAAGAGTATAATGTGATTGGTCTTCACAGACGAAGTAGCATTAATAACTGTGAAAGAGTAAATCATTTATCTTATTATGATAATTTTAGTTTAGAAGAATTTGACCTTACTGATCCTAGTGATTGTTCACAGATCTTAGAAAAATATCAGCCAGATGAACTATATAACTTGGCGGCGATGAGTCATGTTGGAACAAGTTTTAATCAGCCATCAACAACGTTTGAAATAAATACTATTGGCATAATTAATTTATTAGAAGGAATTAGACATCGATCTTCTCATACTAAATTCTATCAAGCCAGTACCAGCGAAATGTTTGGGAAAAACTATTCGATAGATCCTAATGGCGAAAAGTATCAAGATGAAGACACTCCATTGATTCCTCAAAGTCCCTATGCTGTATCTAAATTATCTAGTCATAGAATGTTACAAATATATCGAGAAGCTTATGGTCTATACGCTTGTTCGGGAATTTTATTCAATCATGAAAGTCCAAGACGTGGAGAAAACTTTGTTACAAGAAAAATTACTAAGTATATTGGTAGATTAGTAAATAATAAAATATCAAAATCTACTAAATTAAAACTAGGCAATATAATAGCTTCAAGAGATTGGGGCCACGCTAAAGATTTCGTACAAGGAATGCATCTTATGTTAGATAACGATATTGCGGACGATTATGTATTGTGTACTGGACAAACCCATACGGTACAAGATTTTCTAGATTTAGCATTTAAAATAGCGGGCTTTAATTACAAAGATCATATCGAAATAGATCCTGAATTATATCGACCAGCAGAAGTTAATTATCTAAAAGGTCGATGCGATAAAGCAAAGAAAGCTCTTGGTTGGATTCATCATACATCTTTTGAGGAACTTGTTAATGAGATGGTAATTTCTGATATAAGATTATTATCATGAGAAATTTTCAAGATCCATTATATAAAAAGTGGAGAAAAGAGGTTTATAGTAGAGATAATCATCAATGTCAGTGGCCAGGATGTTCTACTAAAAAGAAATTGAATGCCCATCATATAAAAACTTGGGCAGAATATCCTGGTTTAAGATTCATTGTTGATAATGGAATAACATTATGCTATTTACATCATAAAATGATCAAAAATATGGAAGCTTTGTATGAAGGTGTATTCTTTAAAATCGTCAACGATAAAAAGAAACCACCAAAGAATAAATGAGTTTTTATGAAAAATGATAACTTTACTATTATCGTAGATACCAGAGAACAACAACCATGGTCTTTTGATAATTATGCAATAGCCAAAAGGAAATTAGATACTGGTGACTATAGTATAGATGGTCTTGAACATTTGCTTGGTATTGAAAGAAAGAAAAGTGTAAGTGAATTTGCTAATAATATTGTGGAAAGTCGTTTTGTTGATGTTGTTGAAAGATTAAGTAAACTAAAATATGCATTTATACTATTTGAATTTCATTTAGAAGATGTTCTTATATATCCAGTAGGATCTACTGTTCCTAAAAAATGGTGGAACAATATTAAAGTTAGTCCAGCTTTTATTATGAAGAATATAATGGAATTACAACTATTACATAATATTAAAATATGTTTTTGCGGATCAGCACATAATGCGGAAAAAATGGCAGAGTACATTCTTAAAAAGGTAGATCATCTTGAAAAGCTCCCAAAAACAGATATTTGAAAATGCTTGGCTAGGACTAGGCAATCTTGATGATCTTGAAATATCTAAGAATCTTATGATTCATAGATCCGAAAAAGATATAGAATTTCCAGATGCTCATCTATTAAGAATACTAAGAAATCCAGACTATATTGGTTCAACATGCAAACTCCTATTTAATATAGAGTTACACCCAATACAGGTTGCTATCATTCAGGAGTTTTGGATACGATCATTTCCTATGTATATAGCTAGTCGTGGTTGGGGAAAGTCATTCTTATTAGCATTATACTGTGTTTTAAAAATGACATTCTATCCTGGAACTAAGATAGTGGTAGTAGGTGCTGCTTTTAGACAAAGTAAGATTATCTTCGAATATATGGAAAATATATGGAGAACTAGCCCTATATTACGCAGTATATTTAATGGAAATGATGATGGACCAAGAAGAGACGTTGACCGATGTACTATTCGATTGGGTGATAGTTGGACAACAGCAATTCCAATGGGTGATGGTAGTAAGATTAGAGGTTTAAGAGCACATATTATTATTGCTGACGAATTTGCATCCATAAGTCCAGATATTTATGAAACTGTAGTATCAGGATTCGCGGCAGTTAGTGCTAGTCCAATACAGAATGTGAAAGAAGAAGCTAAAAAACAAGCTATGAAAGATGCTGGTATTTGGAATGAAGAGCTTGAACAGCTTCAATATAAGATGGGTAATCAGGCAATCATATCAGGAACAGCGGATTATGACTTCAAGCATTTTGCCAGTTATTGGAAAAGATACAAGGGTATTATAGAGAGCAAGGGAGATGAACGTAAATTAGAAGAGTTATTTAAAGGAGAAATACCTAGTAATTTTAACTGGAAAGACTATAGTATTATCAGAATTCCTTATGAATTAATTCCTAAAGGCTTCATGGATGATAAACAGGTTAGTAGAGCAAGAGCAACTATTCATAGCGGAATATATAATATGGAATATGCTGCTTGCTTCGTAACAGACAGTGAAGGATTTTTTAGAAGAAGTTTAGTAGAAGGATGTGTTACTTCAGATTCTAAGCCAATATCTATATCTGGTAATACTGTATCTTTTGACGCTATGGTAATAGGTAATCCAAAAGCTCAGTACATATACGGGATCGATCCAGCATCTGAGCAAGATAACTTTAGTATCATAATCCTAGAGGTTTATCCTGATCATAATAGAATTGTGTATTGCTGGACTACTAATCGTAGTAATTTTAAAGAAAGACTAAAAACAGGACTAGTAAAAGATCATGACTTTTATGGATTCTGTTGTCGTAAGATCAGAAACCTAATGAAGATTTTCCCATGTGCTCGCATAGGACTTGATGCTCAGGGAGGTGGTGTTGCAATAGAAGAATCCTTACATGATCCAGCCAAGCTTGAAGAAGGAGAAAATCTAATTTGGCCAATAATAAATCCAGACAAAAGTAAAGATACAGATGATCAAGCTGGCTTACATCTTATTGAATTGGTGCAGTTCGCCAAGGCGGACTGGACTGCTCAGGCCAATCACGGATTAAGAAAAGATTTTGAGGATAAAGTATTACTATTTCCAAGATTCGATAGCTTAACACTAGGATTGGCGCTAGAGAGAGAAGGTAAGGACATTTTGGAAAGTGAGTTAAATCCAATATATGATAGCTTAAGTGAATGCATTTTAGAAATAGAAGAACTTAAGAATGAGCTAACAACTATCGTTATGACTCAAACAAGTACTGGACCAAATGCCAGAGACCGTTGGGATACTCCAGAAGTTAAAATGCCAAACGGTAAAAAAGGTAGGTTGCGTAAAGATAGATATAGTTCACTATTAATAGCTAATATGGTTGCTAGACAAATGGCTAGAACCTTAAAGGGAGTAGAATATGATTTTGTAGGAGGAAGAGCTAGAGAAATGGTTAATCATAATGGTCAAATGTATAAGGGGCCAGAATGGTTTACGAATGCTGCTAATAACGATATTTATACGGGTATTTATAGAGAATAAGTGTATTACTAAATATTATCTTAGGTAATCCAATCACGATACTATTACAATTAGAATAAAATTATGGCTAAAAAGAAACCTAAAGAAGATGTGATTAAAAATGCTAATATAATTCCTGAAGATGCTTATATCACATGGGGAGATGATTTAGCCAGTAAGCAGGAAGCCCTAAAGAGATCCTCCGCATCTTTGGATGAGTTTACGGTGGTTCAAAAAGCCGAAGCTATGCGTAGATATGGATTAGACTATTCTAATCTTGATGGAATTACTGGAAGCCGTCCTGGTTTTACTCGTACAGATTACGACTATTTTAGACCAGACGAAGCGGTACCAAAAAAGCTAAAAGCAATACTAGCAAGAGCAGAAGATATTTATCAGCGAGTTGGTTTAGTTAAAAATGTTATTGATCTTATGGGAGATTTTGCCACTCAGGGAATCAGATTTTCTCATAGAAATAAAAGAATAGAAAGATTTTACAGAAGATGGTTTAAGAAGATAAATGGCAAGGATAGAAGCGAAAGATTCTTAAATAATCTCTATAAGTCTGGTAATGTTATTATTGATAGGAGAACTGCTAAGATTAGTTTAAAGGTCACAGATAAGCTATATCAAAGTTTGGGAGCTGCTGATTATCAAATTTCTGATATTGATGTGATGCCTGTAGATAAAAGAGAAATTCCTTGGAGATATACTTTTATTGATCCTATCTTCGTGGATGTTGTAGCTGGGGCATTATCTTCTTTCGTTGATGATAAAACATATGAATTACAGCTACCAGGAAATTTAAGAAATCAAATAAATTCACCAAAGTCAGACGCAGAGAGAAAAATATTAGCTGGACTACCAAAAGAAATTATTGAATCAGCTAAAACTCAACATGGATATCCCTTAGATCCAAATAAAACATTGGTATTTCACTACAAGAAAGATGACTGGCAAGCTTGGGCGTATCCAATGATATATGCTATTATGGATGATTTGACAGTAGTTGAAAAGTTAAAGCTTGCTGATATGGCTGCTTTGGATGGTGCGGTATCTAACATTAGAATTTTTAAACTAGGTAATTTAGAACACAAGATAGCACCAACAAAAGCGGCGACTGCTAAGTTAGCCCAGATTCTAGGAAATAATACTGGTGGCGGAAGCATGGATTTAATTTGGGGGCCAGATATTGAACTATTAGAGTCTAATACTAATGTTCATCAATTTTTAGGAGAGAATAAATATATTCCTCATATGAATGCTGTTTACGCTGGATTAGGAATTCCTCCAACATTAACTGGTACATTCGGTGCTGCTGGAACTACTAATAATTTCATATCTCTAAAGACATTAACACAAAGACTACAATATGGCAGAGATGTTTTAATAAGGTTTTGGGAAAATGAAATTGCAATAGTACAAAAAGCTATGGGATTTAAATATCCGGCTAAGATTGAATTTGATAGAATGGATCTTAGTGATGAGAATAGCGAAAAAGCACTACTAATTCAGTTAGCAGATAGAAGCCTTATTAGCGACGAGCTACTCCAAACTAAGTTCGGTATGGATCCAGATATGGAGAAATCTAGACTCAACAGAGAGACAAGAGAAAGAAAGAGTGACCGCATGGCAAAGAAGGCTGGACCTTGGCATGATCCACAGCTAGAGAATAGCTTGAAGAAGATAGCCTTACAAGGAGGAGTTGTTACTCCTAGTCAGGTTGGGCTAGAGTTAGAAAAAAAGAAGTCGGGAGAAAAGACAGCCTTGGAATTAAAAGTTCCAGCTGCTCCTTTTGGCGGTGGTTCTCCGAAGTTGGCAAACGATTCTCCTGAATCGTTGCCTCAGGTTCCCGGACAAGGCAGACCGAAAATGTCCAAGGACACCGAAAAAAGAAAAACAAAAGTTTTCAAGCCACAGACCGGAGCGAGTATAATGATCTGGGCAAGTAAATCCCAAGATAAGATCAATGAAATAATGAATCCAATTTTACTTGAATTCTATAGTAAGAAAAATCTAAGAAGTTTAAGTTCAATTGAATTTCAAGAGGCCGAAGAAACTCGTACCAAAATATTATTCAGTTTACAGCCAATGTCCAAAGTTGATACAGAGTCGGTTATTAATGCTTTCTCAAAGATCGACACATCTGCAACACAAGATACTCTCATAGAGTATAAAAACTGGCTTAAGTCTATAGAACAAACTTTAGATCAGTCACTATCAGTCGATGACCAGAAGCAAGCAAAAGCGTCTTTTTACAGCTTGGTGTATTCATCCTAAAGAATAGGAGAAAATTATGAAAATTTTTGAGCAAGAACAACTAGATGGTCTATCAGAAAAACTAACAGCATCAGCATCCATAACATATGCTTCTGCTGTTACTCCATCTATTGACCATAACAAGCATAATGTTAAAGAGATCAAGTCCCTAGCCTCCTTCAATGACTCAGATCTTTATTATGTTCAATCTATTTTAGTCAGTTCATCTTGGAACAAAAATGACGATATCTTCGATAAAGACGAAGTATGGGCAGCTAGAAATACCCCAGAAGATAAGCCTACTAATCTTGAACATGATGAGGCCACCATTATTGGTCATATTACATCTAACTGGCCAATCACAGAAGATGGAATCCTAATAGACGATGCTACTGCAATAGAAAATTTACCAGAAAAATATCATATTTTAACTGGCTCAGTAATCTATAAGGGATTCTCTAATGTTGATCTAAAAAATAGAGCCGATAAATTAATAGCAGAAATAGAGAATGGTTCTAAGTATGTTAGTATGGAGTGTTTCTTTAAGAATTTTGATTATGGATTAATCAATAAGAGTACTGGTGAATATAAAATATTACCTAGAAATGAAGCTACTGCATATTTAACAAAATATTTAAGATCATATGGTGGACAAGGCGAACATGATAATTATAAGATAGGTAGAGTATTACGTAATATTACTTTTTCCGGCAAAGGTTTTGTTGATAAACCAGCAAATCCTGATAGCATAATTTTTACTAAAAATATGTTTGACGAACCGGGTTTAAAAAATTCAACCGAAAAATTTGAAGATTTATCGATTGCGGGTGTATTTGATAATCAGACCAACCTTAATGTGGAGAATAACATTATGAACTTAGAAAATATTCAAGCAGAAGTGGCTGAACTAAAAACTAAAATCGAAGCTATGACAAGTTCTTCAGCTGAAGTAGTATCTCAGCTAAAGGATAAAGTAGCCGCTTTAGAGACCGAAGTACAAGCTAAAGAGCAAACCATTGCCGAGCTAACAGCCGCTCAAGAAGCTCTTGCCGCAGAGAAGGAAGAAGCTGCCAAGAAGAAAGACGAGATGATGCTCAAAGAAGAAGAAGATATGAAGAAGACTAAGTCTGAACTTGAAGCTGCTCTCGAAACTATTGCAGGATATAAGGCCAAAGAAGAAGAGATGATGAAGAAAGAAAAGAAGATGAAAAGAGCTGCTGCTCTAATCGAAAATGGCCTAGATGCTGATACAGCTAACGCTACAGTCGATAAATTTGAGAGCATGGATGATGACACATTTGCTGCTATGACTTCTCTATTTGCTGGAAAGATGCCACCTTGGCTCATGACGGACGAACAAAAGAAGAAAGAAGCAGAAAAGAAGAAAGAGAAAGCAGCTGATCAAGATACAGTAGAAGCTAGTAGTCAAGAAGAGACAGCTTCACAAAATACAGTTGATGCTTCTGTTTTAGAAACAGCAGAAGTAGAAGCTGGAGTTAATCTTGGTGTTGGCGGAGAAGTAACATCATCCGTTGAGACAACACGCGCAGAATTGGTCGAATTCGTTTCCAGCAGACTCGGTAAGAAACACTAATTTCATAGGGAGAATACAAACATGGCTCTTAAACCACATCGTGTTGAATCATACACAGACGTTTCAAATTTCATGGACACTGCTGCCGAACGTGGCGGAGTTGTTGTTCATGTAACTTCTGGTAGCGGTGTTGCTATGGATGACGGTAATGCTACTGTTGCTTATCCAACAGGCACCCCATCCGGAACAAAACCAGCCGGTCTATTGCTAAATGACGTTGTCAGTTATGACCTAACTAGACAGCATCTCAACTGGTATCGTGATGAAGTTCCTGTAGGCTCTAAGGTTACAGTTCTTCGTCAGGGACAAGTTGTTACAAATATGGTAGCTGCCGTTTCTCCAACTGCCGGTGCTGATGCTTACTATGACGGTGATGGTAAGCTCACCACAGTTAGTACAAACAGCGTAAAAGTTGGAAGATTCCTTGGTGGCAAAGATGCAGATGGTTACGTCAAAGTAGATATCAATATCACCTGATAATGGAGAAAACTAAAAATGTCAGCTAAAACTCAGAAATTTCAGCCTACACCAGAATTAACAGACCTACTTGTTCGTTCTGGTTCACAGAATCGTGAAGTCGCTCTAGCAGCTAATGCAGAATTTGCAAAGGCTCTTGAGCTTCCATTGAGAAAAGGTTTGCTCAGTGGTGATATTCTTGACGGCATCTTCGAGCCAGTTAAGCTTGCTCAAGGCGCTACTCCAGAATTCCCATTGGACTTCCTTGCTCCTGGAACAGAGAAGGACTTTGTGGCATATACCATTCCAAACCATGGTTATATTCCAGAACGTCATGTTGAGAGTGATTACGTCATGGTGCCAGTATATGATATTGGTTCCAGTATCGACTATCTTCTAAAGTATGCCCGCGATGCCCGTTGGGACGTTGTTGGTCGTGCTATGGAAGTACTAGAAGGTTCATTCGTCAAGAAGATGAATGATGACGGATGGCACACTCTACTAGCTGCTGGTGTTGATCGCAATATCGTTGTTTTCGACAGCGATGCTGCCAACAATCAGTTCACAAAGCGTCTCGTAAGTCTCATGAAGACAGTTATGCGTAGAAATGCTGGTGGTAACTCGGCTAGTAATAATCGTGGTATCCTAACAGATCTTTACGTCTCACCAGAAAGTATGGAAGACATCCGCAACTGGGGTATCGACCAGATCGACGAAACAACTCGTCGTGAGATCTATACTGCTGCTGATGGCACACTAAACCGTGTCTTCGGTGTCAACCTACATGATCTAGATGAGCTAGGTGTTGGCCAAGAGTATCAGCTATTCTATAGCAATATCCTCGGCGGCTCACTACCCGGCAGTAAGAGTGAGATTGTTGTTGGTCTTGACCAACGCAAGAGCGATAGCTTCATTATGCCAGTTCGTGAAGAAGTTCAGATCTTCGAAGACGATACACTACATCGTCAGAAGAGAGCTGGTTTCTACGGATGGGCAGAACTAGGCTTTGCTGTTCTCGACAACCGCAGAGTTCTACTCGGCGCTCTCTAATCTGTTAGATCTCAATAAGAGAATCATTGAACTAGGGCTGGCTAAAACCAGCCCTTTTTCTTTTATACTACGTTACGTACTTAAACATCTTACAAAGGTGTATCTAGTTATATAGACAACTATGTAACTACTATATGAATAGGCTTATATATGTCAGCAGCCAAATATGACTTTGCTATAGAACAAGGTACATCTTTTAGGTTATCTCTTATTTATAAGGATGGAGATGGAAATCCTATTCCTTTAAATGACTGGTGTGCTAGATTAACTTGGAAAACAAATATTGGAGATACCCAAGTATTTACTTCCCATAATGAAGATTCTTCTTTATATAGTTTTGAAATTGATGGGCCAGAAGCTAAATTAACTCTTCTATTCCCTGCTTCTACGACCAATGATTTTAATTTTTCTAATGCCAAGTACGATCTAGAACTACAATCTCCAGATGAGTTATATACTGGGGGTGGTAAGTATACCATAAGAATTTTATTCGGCACATTATCTATCACTAAGAGATATAGTCAATCAGATTCAAACTTAGAGTGTGAAGTATGAGTGATTTTATAGTCGAAATTATAGAAGAAAATAGAAACTCTCTTCAGATTGAGACTAGTTTTGTAGAAAATCAGAATACCACTGTTGAAATTTCTAGTACAAATACTATAGAAATTAGTAATACAGATAAATTATTAGCTAGTGATTTTCCAGACTTTTATCATACTAAAATTATTGACTTTAATACTGCAGTTAGTGGCCTTTTACCATCTGGTCAAAGTGTTAGCGTAACTGATGTTCAGCAGATTATCGGTCTAAGTGGCATTATTCCAGGATCAGGTATCGGAGTATATTACGATAGTTCCACAGGACTAACACAAATAAACTCTAGTGGTCTTTCTCTTGGTGGTTCAACATTCTATTTAGGAAATAGTTATACTGAATTAAATGGATTAAGTATGATTAGTGGTTTAAGTATAGCTTCTCCAACCACACTAGTACACTGTATTATTGACGGAGGAACTCCATAGGTTAATATATAGTATAGGCCGAATTCTGGAATAGGATTTTTAAATGGATAATTTCGCAAAACTGGCCATTCTGAATGGCGGTAGGATAAATAAGTTACTGATAGACTCTTCTTTAACTAATGGTACAGGACTCACAAATCCATCCATTTTGATTTATAAGGATTCTATCCTAGTTAATTTAAGACATGTCGAATATACTCTATACCATGCTGAGAAAGGCAAATTTTGCCACCCATGGGGACCACTTCAGTATCTTCATAGAGAAAATGATATGAGGCTAATAACTAATAATTATCTATGTAATTTAAATAGTAATTATGACATTCTTAATTATTCTAAAATAGATACTTCTAAGTTAGATGTTACTCCGATATGGGAATTTGTTGGACTAGAAGATATAAGATTGGTTGAATGGAATAATAAGTTATATGGTACAGGCGTAAGAAGAGATACTACTCCTAATGGTCAGGGTCGAATGGAATTATCTGAGATAGTTTACGAAGATAATACTTTTAAAGAAATATCACGATTTCGTATTCCTACTCCCGGAGCAAATGATAGTTATTGTGAAAAAAACTGGATGCCAATTTTAGATATGCCATACCATTATGTAAAGTGGTGCAATCCTACTGAGGTTGTAAAAGTCGATATGGATAAGGGTATTACTGAGACGGTATTTCTTGGAACATATCGTCCCCAGAGTCATGACTACAGGGGTGGATCTCAGGTTATTCCTTGGAAAGATAATTATAGATTAGCTTTAACTCATCAGGTTAATTTATTCAATAATATGAATGGTAGAAAG